CTGTACATGATCGACTTCACGAACACCGGCGCTGCAATCAAGTGGGTTCTGAATGCACAGGGCGCACAGGCCGCAGCATGGGGTGAGCTGAACGAAGCAATCACCAAAGACCTCGCGGGTGCAATTCAGATCGTTGACATGACGCAGCGCAAGCTGACCGCGTACATGTTCACGACGCAGGATATGCTCGCACTCGGACCGCAGTGGGTTGACCGCTATGTCCGTGCTGTTCTGACTGATTCCATGTCCGCAGGTCTCGAAACCGGCATGGTTGACGGCGACGGTCTGAAAACACCGATCGGCATGACAAGAGCATTTACCGGCTCGCTGGATCCTGTCACCGGCTATGCACGCAAGTCTGCGACCAGTGTTGTGACGCTCGATCCGACCACATATGGCACACTGCTCGCAACGCTGGCAACTGACGGCAATACCGGCAAGTCGCGTACTGTCAGCCGTGTGGTGCTGATTGTCAATCCGGCTGACTACTTCACGAAGGTCATGCCGGCAACGACCGTTCTCACTCCGATGGGTACCTATATCGGCGATGTGCTGCCGTTCCCGACCGACATTGTGCAGTCTGTCGGCGTGCCGTCCGGTCATGCAGTGCTCGGCATCGCAAAGAAGTACTTCATGGGCGTCGGCACCGGCAAGGGCGGCAAGCTTGAGTATTCTGACGAATACAAGTTCCTCGAGGATCTCCGCACCTACAAGATCAAGTTCTACGGCACTGGCAGACCGTATGATATCAATGCATTCCTGTATCTGGATATCAGCAACCTCGTTCCGAACTATCCGACGGTGAACACTGTAAACCCCTGACAGGTCTCACCGTTGAAGCCGAAGACGGTGAGACCAACATGTTCGGCAGAAAAGTCAAGACAATGCAGACCGGCATTACAGTGACAGGCAATGCGATTACCGGCACGCTGAAGTATATCGCATCCGGCGTAATCGCACAGGACTGGGGACCTGGTTACTTCCTCAACCTGAAGTTCACGGATGCGGATGCATCAAAGACTGTCAAGGTCGGTCTGAATCCTTCTGAAGGATCCGGCCTTGTGCAGATCGACAACGACAAGAACGGTGTGTTCAAGATCACTGACAAGAACACGCAGAAGTTCGTTGTCCTCCAGATCGACGGCAAGGCACAGCTCCTCCAGTCGTTTGACCTGTCCGGCCTGACGCTGGAAGCGCCGCCGGCCTGATCGGGAGAGTGATCGCATGGCACTGATCGAGACACTGAAAATCTATCTTGACATTACCTGGAACGATGCGCACACAAACGCGAAACTGGAAGGCATTCTCGCACGCGCACAGACAAAGATCTGTGCGTATGCGGGCGCCGAATCGCTTGATTTTGCGGACGGAACGGAGGAACAGCAGCTTCTGCTTGACCTCTGCCGTTACATGTGGTTCAATGTTCCGGAAGAATTCGAGAGCAATTACCGGCACGACCTGATCATGCTGCGTGCAAAGTACAAGACGGAGGCGATGCAGGATGAAACGGATGACTCCGAGTGATATGCAGGATGCACGCATCGTGTTTGACAAGCCGATCGACCTTCAGCAGCAGAATGAAGACACTGAGCTCTGGGAGACTGTGCAGCATCTTCACGCATCTGTCAACAAAGCAGGCGGTCAGGAAAACTTTGCCGCCCGTGCCGATCAGTTCCATGCACGGCTGCAATTCAAGGTAAAATACTTTCCGGGGATTGAAGCCGTGCGCAGTGCGCCGACGCTGTGGAGGATCCTGTACAACGGTGAGCTGTATCAGGTCATCGACTATGACGATTATCAGGAACAGCACAGAATTGTCAGAATCGTGGGTGAACGCTATGACTGATTTTTCGGCAGGGCTGCATGATCTTCTGGAAGTGTACAAGGCGGATATCGACGAAGAACTCGGAGATCTGATCGAAGAGTACACGCAGGAGCTTGTTGCTGAGACAAAGCGCACTGCACCGTATGCACATCACGGCGAAAACGCAAAGCGCAGACGGCATTTCCGGAACAGTATCACTTATGTCCGCGCTGATACCGGCAGAGGTACACCGCGCTGTATCTGGCATGTCAAGGGTGCGGATTACCGTCTGACACATCTGCTTGTTCACGGGCATCTTGCGCGGGACGGCAGCCGAGTCAATGGTGATCCGTTTCTCCAAGATGCCTGCGACAAGATTTTCCCGAAACTGGAACATGCAATTGAGGAGGCGGTCAAGCAGTGATCACAGAATTGCTCACAAGCGCAGGTCTGACATTCCGGCATGTCCGCTTTCTCAAGCCGCCGCAGGGAACCTATGCAGTGTGGCTTGACAACATCGAAACGGACGGCGGCGACAATCGCGTATCCGGTATCTTCACGCATAATTACACGGTCGAGATCTACGAGCCCGCGCCGGATGATGCAGCGGAACATGCGCTGGAAGCGGCACTGGATGCATCCGGTATCCATTACATGAAACAAGACAGATACTGGCTGCAAGATGAGCAACGGTATCAGGTTGTTTATGATTTCACTTTAACGAATAAGGAGGCTAAACCATGAAGCGTACAAACAAGAATATCGTTCTCGGAAGCGGCAAGGCGTATCTCAAGGAGTATTCCGGCGATATGCCCTCCAGAGAAACGATCTGCACTGACGCAAACCTGCTCGGATATATCAAGGGCGGCGCAACGCTCAGCTATACCGAGACAACCTACGAAGAAAAGGACGATCTCGGCTATGTCCGCAAGGTCATTACAACCGATGAAGAGGCAAAGCTGAAGCTCGGCCTGATTACATGGAACGGCAGCACGCTGATCAAGCTCGCAGACCGCGGCACAACGACCGAGTCTGAGGGCATCCGCACCACGAAGCTCGGCGGTGCCGGCAATGCACAGGGTAAGAACTATGTGCTCTGCTTCCATCACGAAGACCAGGTCGACGGTGATATCTGGGTGATGATCGTCGGCAGAAACACCGCCGGTCTCTCCCTTGCATGGTCTACCGGCGCCGGTACAAACATCGAGCCGGAATTCACCGCAATTCCGCACGATTCCGACGGAACGCTGATCGAGTATATCGAGCAGACCGCGGTTACGCCGACCATCACCATGACGCAGAGCACCGCAACTGTCGCAGTCGGCAGCACAATCAACCTTGCTGTTGAGATTGCCCCGGCAGAAGCCGAAGAGGCATGCGGAACAACCGGTGTTACCTGGGTAACCAGCAACGGCAAAGTTACGCTCGGCAGCTCGCACACCACTGAATGCCTGGTTGCCGGTGCGGAAGCCGGTGTCGCGACCGTTACCGCAACGATCCACTATGGCGGCAGCACATACAGCACATCCTGCTCTGTCCTTGTGACTGCAACGTGATGTAAGAGGAGGAAGGAAGAATGAAGGACTTCGATTTCCGGTCGCTCACGCAGCCGACATGGAAGATGACACTGCCGGACGCGACGGTGATTCACATCAAGCAGCCGACGCAGTTCATGGTAAAGCACCTGCAAGCATCCTATGAAGATATCAAAGGCATGAAAAACGATAAGGATGCAATGCACCGTGCATATGATCTGATTGCGGAGCTGATGAGCAACAACGAAGAAGGCATTACGCTGACCGGCAAGCAGCTCAATCTGAAATATCATATTCCGGAATGGCAGCTTGCTGAATTTGTGAATCAGTACTTCCTGTTCGTGCGTGAAATCTCCGGCGCAAAAAACTGAGTTTGCCCTACTATCCCGTTCCTGACCGGGACGGAGGGCATCAATACAGCCGCGTTACAGACTGGGAGAAGCTGGTCGCGGATTACTGCCGTATATCCATCATGGATGTGTACAATCTCCCGCTTGTTGAATATCTGACATATCGCCGTGATGCATTTATCTATGCGCTGAGCCGGACAGAATCCGGTCAGGAATATCTTGATAATGCATGGCGCTGTGAGCAGACACAGCCGGACCGTAAGAAACTGCGGGATCAATTCGGAAGGAGTGAAGCGGATGGCGAACAAAGTGATTAAGGGATTGACAGTCGAGATCGGCGGTGACACCACCAATCTGGGCAAGGCACTGGATGCTGCGGATAAACAGTCCCGTGCGCTGTCCGCTGAGCTTTCTCAGATCGACAAGCTGCTGAAATTCGATGATGCGAACCCGGAACTGCTCGCACAGAAGCAGAAGGTGCTGACCGAGCAGATCAACGAGACTGCGCAGAAACTTGAACTGCTGCAAACAGCACAGGAGCAGGCGACCGAAGCGTTCAAGCGCGGAGAGGTCTCCGAAGAACAGCTCCGTGCGCTCGAGCGTGAAGTGATATCTGCGGAAAGTGCATTGAAGCGTTACGGTGCATCTGCGGATGATACTGCACGGAAACTGGAATCCATCGGAAACAGCGCAGAAGATGCTGCGGATTCCGTGAAACCCCTGACGGAGACCGTCAAAGATCAGGAATCTGCGCTTGCAAAGCTCAAAACGGAATACGTGGATACTGCTGCCGCAGAGGGCAAAAATTCCGATGCAGCAAAGGCACTTGCACAGGAGATTGAAGCACTCTCTGATGATCTGAAGCAGAACCGGCAGAGTCTTTCCGATGCTGAGCGGGAAGCGGACAGCTTTGACAAGACCGTTGACGATCTCGGCGACAGTGCGGAGGAAACTGCACACGACTTCTCCGGTCTGACTGATGCGCTCGGCGTATGCCTGAAAGCGGCAGCGAGTGCAGCGGCTGCCGTCGGTGCTGCGGCTGTCAAAATGACGGCTGATGCAGTCAACGCATTCGGAGAGCTGGAACAGAATCTCGGCGGTGCGGAAGCTGTGTTCAATGAGCTGGGTGAAAGCATTGCAGACATGAATGTCGCGATGCAGTCCACGAACAACGAATTCGGCGAAGTACGCACGGAGATCAGAACGCTCGCAGAGGTCTCTGAGGATGCATACCGCACAATGGGTATCTCGCAGAGCGAATACCTTGCGTCGATCAATAAGATGGGCGCACTGTTCCAGGGCTCAGGGTTAGAGCAGCAGGAAGCACTTGATCTCTCCGCAAACGCAATGCAGAGAGCCGCAGACGTAGCATCTGTCATGGGCATTGATGTGTCCGCAGCAATGGAGTCGATCACCGGTGCCGCAAAGGGCAACTTCACAATGATGGACAATCTGGGTGTTGCGATGAATGCGACAACGCTCCAGGCTTATGCCCTGAAAAACGGGCTTGTCTCCGAGGGTGAAGCAACGGTCGATATCAAGAAAGTCGCAGATGCACAGGACAAAGCCGCCAAGGCGACACTGAACGCAGAAAAGGCACAGATCACGTATAACGAAGCCGTCAGCAAGTACGGCGAAGACTCCGCAAACGCGAAGAAAGCCCTCATTGAGCTGCAAAAAGCACAGGTCGATGAAGAAGCCGCCGCTCGAAAAGTCGAAGAGGCAATGGCAAGCGCGGAAGAGTCGGAAGGTTCGTGGTGGAAGAATGCCTCCAATGCCGAAAAAGCGCGCGTCGCAATGCAGATGTTCCTGGAAACCACGGAACAGTATGACGGTAACTTTGCGCGTGAAGCCAATGAAACGATTTCCGGTTCGTTCGGCCTGCTGAAATCCTCTCTCGAATCGCTGACTGCCGGGCTCGGAAACTCCGAGGCAGATATCACCAACCTGACAGGTAATGTGGTCGATGCGTTCCTCTCCGTGACAAAGAATGTCATTCCTGTTGTGGAATCCATCGGTGCAGCGCTCCCGGAGGCGATCAACGTACTCGCAGAGGGCGCAGCGGAACAGCTGCCCGAACTTCTGCCGATTCTGACAGACACGCTCACAAACATCATCGGAGCGCTTGTTGATGCGTTCCCGGATATTGCAAACCAGATTCTGACGCTTGTGTTGAATCTCGCACCGGCGCTCATTTCGGCGGCAACTGAACTTCTGACAAGTCTGACAATGACGCTTCTGAACATGGCACCGGATATCCTGCGCACACTGATGCGGGTATCTGAGAACGTGATCACATCATTGGGCGAAACACTCCCGGCTCTGCTGGATATGCTGATCAGCGATGTGATTCCTGCTCTGCTGACGAATTTCTTTGCATATTTGCCGGATGTAATCGAAGCGCTTGCGAATGCTGTCAGTGAAATTGCAGTGGCGCTGCCTTCCATCATTCAGAAGCTGGTTGACTATCTGCCGGAAATCATCGACACTGTGATATATGGCATTTCGGAGTCCTTGCCAAAGATCATTTCTGCACTGAAAAACGTGTTGAAAGCGGTCATTTCTGCATTGCCTTCCCTGATCAAGGCGCTGCCGGAGCTTGTCAAAATGCTTGTGGCAGGCATCATGGAGATTCTGCCGGGAATCATGAACGGCATCATGGGGCTTGTCAATGCACTGATTGAAGAACTGCCGGCTGTGATCGACGCGATCTGCGAAGCACTGCCCGAAATTATCACGGGCATTGTCGAAGTACTGGTCGAAATGACACCGCAGATCATCGAATGCGGGATCAATCTGCTGACTTCACTGGTCGCCGCACTGCCGCAGATTGTGGATGCAATCTGTGACGCGCTCCCGGCGCTGATCAAGGGCATTATCGACGGCATCCTGTCTGCAATCCCGCAGATTATTCAGTGCGGTATCACGCTTCTGACCGCACTTGTGCAGGCGCTCCCTGAGATCATCAAACAAATCTGTGCAGCACTTCCGCAGATCATCAAGAGCATTGTTTCTGCACTGATTGACGCTCTGCCGATGATTATTGACTGCGGCATTCAGCTGTTCGTCGCTCTTGTGCAGAATCTTCCTGCGATCATTACAGGGATTGTGGATGCACTCCCGGATCTGATCAACGGCATCATTGACGGCCTGCTTGACGCTCTCCCGCAGCTGATCGAATGCGGCATTACACTGTTTGTCGCACTCGTCGAAAATCTGCCCGCAATCATTGCAGGCATCATCAAAGCAATTCCGCAGATCATTTCGGCGATCGTGTCTGCGATCGAAGACCGGATTTCTGCAATCGCAGATGTCGGCTCAAGACTGATTGAAGGACTCTGGCAGGGAATCAGCGACATGGGCGCATGGATCAAAAGCAAGATCACCGGATTCTTTGACGGCATTGTGGACGGAATCAAAGACTTCTTCGGCATTGAATCGCCGTCCAAGCTGATGCGCGATCAGGTCGGCAAGAACATTGCGCTCGGTGTTGCAGAAGGCATCGAAGAGAACACGGATGCGGTCGATGATGCCATGCAGGATATGGCAGACACAGTCTCAGACATTGAAATTGAACCGCCGGAAATCCCAGAACCCTCTCCCCCGGATGTTCCGGACTTCCCCAGGCAGCCGAAAACACCGCAGAAGAAAGCACCGTCTCCGACTGACACAGATCCGGATCTGATCCTGGACAAGCTGTCACGCGACCTGCATCTCACGGACACCGTGACGCAGATTGTGATGCTGGATACAGAAGCGATGGAAAAGCTTGATCAGATTCTCGGTGCAGTGCAGGACGGAAAGGTGATCGCGATTGACAGTGACAGACTGGTCGGCGCGACAGCTGACAAATACAATGCGGCGCTCAGCGGTATGCAGGTGCTGACAGAAAGGAGCGTGCAGTGATGCGGTATGTGAAAATCGGAAGATGGTCTTCTGCCGTTGATGACTGGACGCTCTGCGAATGCAAGCTGTCTGCACCGCAGTACCGCCGGAGCGTTGTAACTGTGCCGGGCAGAGACGGCGTGCTCGACCTCTCGGACGTGCTGACAGGCGAAGTGCATTATGAAATGCGCAAGCTGACGATCCGGCTTGAAAATTCTTCCGGCTCACGCGAAAATAGAATGGGATGGATCTCATTCATGGTTAATTCGCTTGACGGCACAGAGCAGGAAATCGAACTGCCTGACGATCACGATCGTGTTCTTCGCGGGCGTGTGCGCGTAGCGGTGCAATATAACGACAACGCGCACGCATCCGTGCAGATCACAGCAGATGTCGATCCGTTCCGCTATAAGAAACAGGATACAAACATATATCTGATCCACCAGACAGACGGCACAAAGACATACACCGTCCAGAGCAACGGACGGAAAACTGTTATTCCAATGTTCCGTGTGTTCAATGTGGTTGAAACAGCATCAATCAACAATCATGAGATCACATCGACTGGGGAATATCAGTTCCCGGATATCAAGATTTCACACGGAACAAACGAAATCACATTGACAGGAAAGATCGCCGTTTATCTCAGTTACCGCGAGGGGGTGTTGTAGTGGAGATTTATGTAGGAGATACATGGATTCCGAACGACACACTGACGGAATGTGTGACCACAGAAAAAATCAATTGCGCAGGCTCGCTTAAATTTACCGTAACAACAGGATTCGCTCCGATCTTAGAAGACAAAAAGATCATCACTATGCTTGATGACGGCGAAACTGTATTCCGTGGGCGCGTGCTGTCAGCGACGGAAAAGATGTCAGCACCGATGCCGGTTGTATGTGAGGGCGAGCTTGCGTTCTTTTGTGATTCAACAGTCGTTGGCTCGTTTCACGGCGAGATCGAGGATGTGATTTCCAGTCTGATCGAGCTGCACAACAGCCGAACAGATGCTTGGCAGCACATTACAGAAGGCGACTTGAATTCCTCCGGCAATGAATTCATCGTCGGTGAATACGGGAAGCGCGTACAAACAATGGAGATGCTCCAAAATGCAATTGCAATGGAGCCGGATTATTTCCTGTTTTTTGAAAACGGTGAACTGAATTACGATCTTGTCACTTCGCAGCGGTACATCAACCGGCAGGAAATCCGGTTCGGTGAAAATCTGATCTCATTCCGTCGCCAGCATCGTTTTGATGATATTGTAACACGGGTCTATGCATACGGCACAACGCAGACCGGTGAACACATTCAGATCGGATATGTTGACGCCGATGCGGAGGCAATCGCTAGATACGGCATCATATCGAAACGCATTGACGTGAATGCGGATTCGGAGGAAGAGCTTGAACGGCTTGCACGTTCCGCGCTCTGCACGCAGCATCACGATAACATTGAGATTGAAGCGTTTGACAGACACTGGATTGACAGATCGATTCCGCGATTCAGACCGCGTGCGGTTGTTGTGCGCTCTCAGCCGGACGGCTATTATGGAAGTGCAATTATCCGTGAGGTAACGCAAGACTGGCTGCATCCGGAAAAGAATCAGATCCGCATCGGCGCTGATTTCTTCTGAGGAGGGATTTTATGCCGGATTTCAATATCATTGTCCGCGGAAAAATCGCATATGCAGAAGATGCGCCGCAGATTGTCTGCGGGAATTCGGATTACACTGTCAATTTTGACCTTGATTCTGAATGGAGCGAAGAGCAGAATCTGACTGCATGCTTCACATATATCAAAGACGGTCTTCCGGTATATGAGGAATCTGCAATTGAAGATGGCTCCTGCTCTATGCCTGCTGTATTCGGTACGGATGAAGTCCTGATCGGAGTATACGGAGAGTCTATCCGCACATCTACGCCTGCCGCTGTTCCCGGCATGCGCTGCATCACAGATCCGCCTGGCAAGCACGCAGACCATCAGCACGATACCTATAACGAGCTGATGCAAAGGCTTGCAGATATCATTGTTCCGGAAACAGAACGAGGAACGCACCGTGTACTGAGCACATACACGCATACTGGGCTGAGTACATATTCACACTCCCAGCTGAGAACGCTCAATTCCAATCTTTAAGGAGGGAGAACAATGACAGAAACACCGAATCTGCATCTGACGAAGGACGCAGACACCGATTATTACAGCGTTTCCCGCGTCAATGCCAACAGCGACAAGATTGACAGCTTTGCGGGCGAAGTGGTCACGGCGCTCGGCAGCAAAGTTGACAAGGTGAACGGAAAAGGGCTGTCGGAGAACGACTACACGGACAGCGAGAAAACAAAGCTCGCAGGACTTGAAAACTATGACGACACGGCGCTGTCCGGACGCGTCACGGCACTGGAAACTGCACTGACGCAGACGGAGTGGAACGAGCCGGATATTCATTCGCACAATACAGGTCAGCTTGACGTTCAGACCGGCGGCTGGATCAAGGTCGGCAAAATCGCAATTGTCAGCATCCGGTTCCGCGTGAAAAAGAACGAAGAAACGGGCGATGATTACAAAATCAATGTGAACACCGCAGTGTTCGCCAATCTTCCGAAAGCTGTTTCATCTTTGGGCGGAACCGGTAATTCTTGCGTTGCTGTCGCAAATACAATCGGTGGGTATTTTTCGATCACTGACGCTGGGACCATGATTTATCTCGCAAACAACAGCGCAGCGATCCCGCAGGATACGCTTGTGAGTGTTTCCGCTGCGTATCTCTGCCAGTAAAGGAGGCGGTGCATCATGCCTGAAATCAGAGTCAGTGTGCGTAATAAAATCGCACAGGCGCTCGATGATCCTGAGATCGTCTGCGGCAATTCAGATTACTCTGTCACATTCGACTTCGATGCAGAATGGGACGCCTACGAGTCGAAAACGGCACGATTCGTCTATCTGGAAAACGGCATTCCGCGCCGGCAGGACATGATCTTCACGGGCAATTCCGTGCAGATTCCTGCCGTGTACAACACATGTGAGCTGCTGATCGGCGTTTATGCCGGCAATATCAGAACGACGACCGCCGCAGAGGTTCCGTGCCTGCCGTGCATCACAGACGGGCAGCCTTATCATCCGGATCCGCCGGACGATGTGTATGCACAGCTGCTGGAACTGCTGGAAGAGATCGACAAAGGCGGCTCCGGCGGCGACGGCGGCAGCGTCATCCTCCCTGAGATCATCGGAGGGCCCGATCTCATTCGGCATTCTGTCATCGGCACATTCGAGCGTGAAGATCCGGAGTCGATGATTCCTCGAATGGCAGCTCCGACAATGCCGACTGTGGACATCTATTCTACAAGGCAAGAAACATCAGTAACCATTGGAGATGAGTATTACGGCGATGCTACGGCGATTGCTGTTTTGCTCTATCAAAATGGAGCCGAAATCACGAAACCGGATGGCTGGACGCTTGTCAACGATCCGGAAGATGCGGCTCTGACTTACACTCCTTCTGAAACACCGACGAACGTCTTCAATGCAACGACGTGGATGAATGGCGGAACCGGTGTCTCTGGGCTTTACTACTTCCAGAATTGTTCTGGAACAAAGGACACAGCAAACGGAAAA